CCTTCTAGAAGAAGAGGGCGACCAGTGGAAAGTCATCAGCCTGCCAATGGAAGCGACCGAACTCGACGACCCGCTCGGCCGTCGCATCGGTGAACCGCTCTGGCCAGACTGGTTCACAGACGACATGCGGCGCGACGCAAAGCGCGACCCTCGCGTGTGGTCTGCGCTCTATCAACAGACGCCAACGCTTGAAGATGGCAACCTGTTCAAGCGTGAATGGATTCACGAGGTCGACCATCTCCCGCCAGTCGAGTCCATGCGCTTCTATGGCGGCGCCGATTACGCCGTCACATCAAACGGCGGCGACTACACAGCCATCGCAATCGTCGGCCTCGACCCGGATGGCAACCTCTACCTGGTCGACCTCTGGCGAGAGCAAGCGTCATCCGACAAGTGGGTTGACGCTTATTGCGACCTGGTTATCCGCTGGCGCCCGATGGGCTTCGCCGAGGAAACTGGCCAGATCCGTTCAGGCGTTGGCCCGTTCCTGGAAAGGCGAGCCCAGGAGCGCCGTGCGTATTGTGTGCGTGAGCAGTTCCCAACGCGCGGCGATAAAGCTGTCAGGGCGCAATCTATTCGTGCGCGTATCGCCATGCAGGGCTTGCGCATACTCAAATCAGCGCCATGGAAAACCGACCTCATAAACGAAATGGTTTCGTTCCCGGTCGGCAAGCATGACGACATGGTTGACGCGCTCGGCCTAGTCGGACAGTTGCTCGACAAGATGCTCCCCGGCTTGACGCCAGAGGGAACGCCGGCGCCGCGTGTCCGTGACTATGGCGACCGCGACGACGACCAAGACGATAATTGGAAGGTTGTGTAATGGGTGACGATTTCTTCTCAAGCCTCATGGGCATGTTCGGCGGTGGCCAGGGCGGCTTTGGCGGTGGCCAGGGTTGGGACGCGCTCATGGGGCCGACGCAACAGCCTGGACAGCCGCAGGCTCAACAGCCTGGCCAGGATATGGATTTCATGACTGCTCTCGCTGGCCTGTTTGGCGGCGAGCAGAACCAGGCGCCGGCAGAGGCGCCAGCGGCCGCTCCCGCTTCTGCGCCTGCTATGGCCAATCCCTCACCCGCCGCCGCTCCCGCTGCGATGGCCCCGCAGCACGCAATGGCGAGCGCCGCGCCGGCAGCTATTCCTATGCCGCCGCGCCATCGTCCCGAAACCTTTGCGTCGGCTGGCGCGGCGACTCCGCGCAATCAGTGGGCCGACGCTGGCGCGCTGGAAAACAAGCGCAACGAGTGGCGCGCTCCGATGGCTGGCGGCCCCGCCTTTCAGCCGCCGACGATTGCCGCACCTGCTGGCCCGATGAAAGTGGCGCCGACGGCGCATCCGCGCCCGGGCTGGAAAGACCCAGGCGCCATGGAGAACGCCGCGCGCTCGCAGGGCGTGTCGATTGCCGACATCCTCGCTGCTTCCCGCGCCGGTCGCCACGGTATGACGGGCGGAAGGTTCTAACGAATGGCCACGGCGGCGCTAGAGGTAAATGACCTCGTTTCGATGTTCGAAGCGAGCGAAGACGCCAGCTATGACGCGCGCCTAGAGAGCCAACGCGACCGCGACTACGTCGACAACATTCAGCTTACAGCCGAGGAAATCGCCGCATACAAAAAGCGGCGCCAACCGCCAATCGTCGTCAACCGCATCAAGCGCAAGGTCGACTTTCTAAAAGGCTATGAGCAGGCCCAGCGCGTTCAGCCGCGCGTTCTGCCCAGGACGCCGGCGCACGAACAGGACGCCGAGGGTTGCGAGCAGGCTTTGCGCTACGTCTCCGACAGCCAGCGGTTTGATCATAAGCGTTCGCGCGTTTGGGATAATCTTCTGGTCGAGGGCATGGCCGGCTACCGCGTCGCCATCAAGCAGAACCGCAAGGGCGAGGTCGATGTCGTTCTCGACGTTGTCCCCTGGGATCGCATGTTCTTTGATCCGCACTCGTCGGCGCCTGATTTCTCCGATGCTGGTTATCTCGGCGTCGTTAAGTGGATGGATTACGACGAGGCAGTCGCGCAGTATCCGGACGGCGTCGAGGCGCTGGAAAGCACGCTCGCCTCTGTATCAAACAGCGATACATTCGACGACAAGCCGAAATATTCGCTCTGGGCTGACAAGAAACGCAAGCGCGTTCGTATATGCCAGATTTGGGTGAAGAAGCACGACGAGTGGCAATTCGCCGAGTTCACGAAGGGCGGCATTCTGAAAGCTGGCCGCTCGCCGTATCAGACGGACAGCGGCGAGAGCGATTGTGAGTTGGTTTTCGGCTCTGCATACGTCAACCGCGAAAACGACCGCTACGGCCTCGTGCGCGAAATGATTGGCCCGCAGGATGAGATTAACAAGCGCCGTTCTAAGGCTCTGCATCTTCTCAATACAAATCAGGTTGTTGCAGAAGAAGGCGCTGTGCGCGATGTCGAGAAGGCCAGACGCGAAATGGCGCGGCCTGATGGATGGGTGACGATTTCCCCAGGCTACACCGACAAGGTGAAGATCGAAACGCGCCTCGACCTGGCGACGGGCCATTTGCAAATGCTGCAAGAGGCCAAGAACGAAATCGACCTTATGGCCGGCAATATCGGCTTGCAGGGCGGTCACACGCAGAGCAAAGACGCAGCGAGCGGCAAGGCTATTCTGGCGTCGCAGCAGAGCGCGATGATGGAGGTCGCGCCTCTTATGGACGCTCTGCGCGATATGGATTTGCGCGTCTTCCGCGCGGTGTGGAACCGCATCCGGCAGTTCTGGCGTGAACAGAAATGGGTCCGCGTTACCGACGACGAGAAGAATATTAAGTGGGTTGGCCTAAACGTGGACCCGATGCAAGTGCAAATGCTGGCGATGAATAACCCAGAGGCCGCGCAGAAGGTCGCCGGCTCTGTCGCCAACCTGGCCGAGATGGACTGCGACATCATCATTGATGATGCGCCGGACGGCATTACCTCGCAAATGGAGCAGTTCCAGGCGCTAGTGTCGTTGAAACAGTTCGACGCCAATGGCGAAATCCCCATGAAGGCGCTTATCGCCGCCATGCCGAACCTGCACAACAAAGAACAGGTCATGGCGCAGATGGAAGCTGGAAAGCAGCCGGAAGACCCGCAGCAGGCGATGTTGCAGCAGACGCAGATCCAGATGGAAATGCAAAACGCGCAGTTCAAGATTCAGGAGCAGGCGGCCAAGGCCGAGAAGACCGCCGCCGAGGCGCAGAAGGTCAAAGTCGAAACCGCTCTACTGCCGCAAAAGATGATGGCCGACATTTACGCGCCCATTCACGCACAGCAGACGCAGACGGACGACAACGAACGCCAGCGCCAGCACGAAGCCGGTATGTCAGAGCGGCAGAGGCAGCATGAAGATTATTCGGGCGAGCGCGACCGCCAGGCGCAATTCGAACAAAGCGAGCGCGACAAAGAGTTTGCGCGTGAAAATAGCGCCCGCGATCAAGAACACGACGCGCGCATGGCGCAGCAACAAGCGCAGATGAGGCAGCCAGCCCGTTAAGCGCAAGTCCCGTCGCCGGGGTTACGGGCGGTTCGGGTTGTTCCCGTAAAAAACAGTCGTCGCCGGACAGCGGGCGTCATCGTCGCCTCGACGTAAACAGGAAAAGCCAAAATGAGTGGTCTCGAAGAGATACTCGACGGCGGCAATGCGCCCGCAGTCGAGAAGGAAGAATTGCAACCTGAAAGTCAGGCGGCCCCGGAACAGCACGAAGAAGGCGAACAGCCGGAAGCGGGCGGCGACGGACAGCCGATGGCCCCTGTAACCGCGCTTACAGCAGAGCGTCGGAAATACAAGGAAAATCTTGCAGCAGTTGAGCGCAAGCTAGAACAGCAAAACGCCCAGATGCAGCAGTTGCAGCAGATCATGCTTGCCCAACGGCAGGCGGAACTGACGGCGACACAGCAAAAGCAAGAGCCAGAACCGGATTTTTGGGAAGACCCGGCGGGGTTTGTCCAGAGACGTGAAGAGCGGTTGCGCCAGGAGTTCGCCAAGCAGCGAATTGCCGAGCGTGACCAACAGTCGCGCTACATGGCCGAACAGGCGCACGGGAAAGAGGTTGTCGCAGAGGCGCTTAACGCCATCGGCGGTTTGCAGAAGCAAAACCCGCAGGCGGCTAACGCACTTTTGCAGCATTTCAACAATTCTCCGCATCCCTACGGGACGATGCTCGAATGGCATCAGCGGGCGCGGGCGATGGCCGAAATCGGCACAGACCCGAACGCTTACCGCGAAAAACTCAAAGCCGAGTTGATGGCCGAATTGCAACAGCAGCAACCGTCGCAGGGCCAAGGTCAGGCGATGGATAACATGCCGAGCAATTTCACAGGCGGTCGAAACGTCGGCGCTCGCAGCGGCCCCGAATACGGCGGGCCGCAATCCCTCACGGATATCTTCGGCCGCCGGTAAGGCGGCTTTTTTATTAGGAGCCTGAACAATGGCTTTCCCTGAAACCCAGAATAGCCGCGCTGTAAAGGGGCTTACGCCTACACAGTGGGATGACGACTTCTTCCGCGAATACCTCACCGAGAACCGTTTCTCGGAGAGCATGGGTACGAACGAAACCTCGATCATTCAGGTTCGTGAAGACCTGTCGAAGAAGAAGGGCGACCGTCTTGTGTTCGCTCTGGTCAACCGTCTGAAAAAGGCGGCCGTGACCGGCTCGAACGTGATGATGGGCAACGAGGAAGACCTCTATTCCCGTTCGCACTACATCCTGGTCGACAAATACCGTAACGCCGTGCGCGTCCCGGAAATTGAAGAGCAGTATTCGGCCATCGGCCTGCGTGACGCGGCTCGCGCCGTGTTGCAGGACTGGTCGAAGAAGCACACGGAAGAGTTCATCATCAAGTCGATTTCTTCGATTAATGGTGTTCAGATCACCGCCGCTTCGGGTGCGGCCTCAACCGAATGGATGACCAACAATGCTGACCGCATCCTGTTTGGCGCTGCTCGCTCTAACGCTTCGTCCAATGTCCTCGCGACTGCGGCCGGCACTCTCGACACGACGAACGACCTTCTGACGGCTCGCGCCGTTAGCAACATGAAGCGCATCGCTGAAACGGTTGCTGACCCGCTTATCCGCCCGATCCGTTCTGTCGCGAACAAGGGCCGCCGCTATTACATCCTCTACGCTCACCCGGCCGCCTTCAATGATTTGAAGAACGACCCGGCGATTGTCGAGGCGCAGCGCGAAACCATTCAGACGATGGAAAACGAGCGCCTGTTTGAAGGCGGCGACCTCCTTTGGGATGGCGTCATCATCAAGCAGATTGAGCAGGCGAACAGCATTTGGAATTTCGGCAAGGTTGGCGCTGCTGGCGCGAACGTGGCCGGCGCGTTCCTGTGCGGCGCCCAGGCTCTTGGCGTTGCTTATGCTCGCCGCTGGAAGACGACCACGGAAGACTTCGAC